TTAGGGATGAGATCAATACTTCTTCATTCATCGAATACATTCCATCACTCAAAGAAATCATTGCATGATATATTTTTTTATCATCTTCATATTTTATGGAATAATTTACAAATATTGATTGTAAAAAACCACTATTATCATTAGTTGTATTTTGGTTTATTTCATTCCAATAATTATCGATCATTTTTTTTACAACCCCCCATTATTTACAGTTAAATAATAATTAGTTACATTTTCACCAATTACACCAATGTTTTTCTTTTCTCTTATCCTTTTCACTCTTGTCATTACTTCTTCATCTACAAAATAAGGATTATTTAAATTTTCTTGTCGTATAATTAAACAGCTCAATCCTTTTATATCATTTGCGAAACTGCTTAAAACATCTACGTGTAAAGATACACTTATAAGATCACCATTCATTTCAGTAATATCATTTACAAAATAATAACGCTGATACTCTTTTATAAAAGCATAGTTAAATTGTCTTATGTGTGAATCTGAAAGCTTTTTCATTATCAAAATAGGGTTTATAATACTACTTCCAGATTTTAGTCTAACTTCCCTTGTCGTTATTTCATTGCTTGTTTTAACAAGATAACGTTTATCAGTTCTAGTTGTTAAAACGCTTAAATGTAAAACGTCACTCATATTTTCTCCTTTCTTAATGTTCGACGTCGAACTTTTTTAATACAAACAAATTGCTATCAGTTTTACAATATCATGCGCTACAATACCCACAAAATTGAAAAGAGCGACTTCCCTTTCACTTTCAAGCATTTGTTGACTAGTTGTGACACCAATATTTCCGTGAGTACGGTTTTCATGTTTGTATGTTGTTTCTTCTTTTCCGGTTACGGTGTCGGTGTGTGCTTGTTGTTGTTGTTGTGAAGTTGCCGTTTGGGTATTTGTCTTTTCTCCTATATTTTCTATAACCGTTGTAGTTTTATTATCCGTTTTAGTTGGTACATTAACCGTACTATTGGTTTCATCAATTCTATCTAACATTTCATTTACATGGGAATAGTTATCAAAAGAATCGATTGTTTTTTCTTGATTATAGTAAGTTTCAGAGTCATACGGTGCAACTTCATGTTCAGAAACTTTTTTTCCATTGTCTGTGCTTCTTTCTTTACCAGACTTTGTTAATTTATCTTTTATAACTGTTGTTGTCTCACCATATTCCATTTTTTCTGTATTAGTGTTATCATTTTTTTGCGCACCATCTACACTATCAGACGTCATACTGGTAGTTGTACCCTGCACTCCATAATCTGTACTACCGGTCGTATCTTTTGTGGTACTATCTGTGGTTGTTTCAATTCTGTCATAATTTTCTATCGGTTCGTATTTAAGTAAAGTGGAATTATACAAGCGTTCATAAGTATATTTTTTTGCTTTGTATAAATTGACTACCATTTTCTGAATTGTAGTAACGTCTGTATCCATTGCGTTTTCTATTATTGGACGCACTTGTAATTCTCCGTGATTAAAATTTATCCATTCTGTGAGCATTCCTTGAAAATCTCCGTTTCTTAATGGTTCATAACCATTTTGCGCAAAATCAGAATTGGAAAAAGGAAGTACACCATTTTCCATTATATATTGACTAATTGTTAGCATTATCGTCACCCACTTTCTTTTCTATAATTTTAAATTCTGGTGATAATTCAACGGAAATATTTCTGTTAAAAATTTTATTTATTTCATCACACGCTTTTTTCCGTTGTTTAAGCATATCATTGATATTTAACAATAACATTTGTTCATCATTTTCTACTTCTGATTCTATCATTCTTTCTTTTTTATCACGGTTATATCGAACTCCAATTTCATTGTAAAACATCCGTAATAATTCGTTACGTACGTCTATACAATCCATTACACCTAATGAACCACTAGAAGTTAATGCTAAATTATCAATACCGCCATTTCCTTTTTTTAATAAACCATCATCAATTATAGCATCTATATCACCATTATAAAATTTATCGAACATAGCTCTATAACTGTCCGCGGTACTCTGTGAATCCGTGGATATGATATTTTTAATTCTTAAATTTACGAGCGACATTTTCAATGATACGTCTGTGTGTGCTAGTAAATTTGCATAACGTTTAATCATAGGATATAAAGGGTTTCTTAAAGCTGTATTATTTATAATGACACAATCTTCGCCTATAGTTTTAGTTCCACCTTTTGCAGTTACGGCTGCATAGGTAAATGTTTTAAACTCGTCCCAATATTGTGTTGGTGTAGACATTCCACCAATTGATACCATTTCCCCAACGTTTGTGTCGTTTACATAACCGCAATAACCATACAATAATAAACGCATTTCAATTTCTTTCTGCGGAAATGGTAAGTCACCGCCCCATTCAAAAATTCTCACCGCCTTTTCAAATAACATATTAGCCCAATAAGAAATTGATAACGGCAGTTTCATTTCTTCTTTTTCTTCTTTTTTTATATTTTTTAAATTATCGCTATAAGTAGATAAAAACATATAGACACCTCACTTTAAAATGTTCGACGTCGAACTTTATAGCCCGACGTCGATTGTATTTAGGTTTATGCAATGTAGAAAACAATTCCGTTTTCAGACATATCGTTGAAGTAACCGTATGTAGCTTTGTTGTAATAGTTTGTATATTCGTCGTGATTGTTACGCTCTGTAGTTCCGTTTCGTTTTGTGATTGTGACTCCCATCGCGTCACGGTCATACATTACCGCAATGACTCCAGACTGCTCGATTGTTGTATCATCAAGTTTGATATGGATTTTAGAAGTATCATCAAAACTGTAATTTGTACCAGTGCCCTGCCAATATGGTAAAGTGCTATATGTATTAGCAATTTTTACCATTTCATTATGGTATGTATCTGACTCAAGATAAGATACAAGTGCACTGTCAAAATCCTGTAAAACATTCACTACGAGATCAGCGGTTGGAGTATGCCTTTTATAATTTTCATCATTGAACAAAACGCTCATACGTTTCATACGTGATGCCCACAGATTAATCTGCTGACTTGCCCACTTTAAAAAACCAATATCACGGAGACAACTAGCAACCGTCAAACTGCTATCGGTTAATGCGTTATATTCTGCTAATAAGTTATGTTTTCCGCATGGTTTAGCAGTGTGCAATTTATTAGCGATAAAAGTTGCACGAGTAAGATTTTTATTGTTTTCTAATGCTACTTCCATATAACTATCCATTGTAATAAAAATAGCATCAATGAGAGTGGCAACTCCCTGTGCAGAAGTAAAAGCGGTTTTAAACATAAAATCCGGAATTGTAACATCAATTTCCCATGTTACCATTTTTTCAAACAATTTTTGTTTGATTGAAGGCTTAATGACAGGGGCAAAAACAGGTGTATATGAATCGCTACCAATTTCCCATGCATTATTTTCTTTTGCTTCTGGTAAGTCAACATAAATTTTCTGAACAATACATCCATACTCAAAAGGTTCTTTTACAAGCCCATCATCTCCACTCGCGTTATATCTACGAATAGAAAAAATTGTTCTTCCAATCCTATCTACAAGGGATTTTGCGAATCTATCCGTGTCTTTGTCAGAAGATAAAACTTTATCACCCAATGCGACAAGAGTGGAAGTGTCTTTCACGGTGATTGCACTTTCCCCGAAAGTCTGTTGTGCCACCTCATTGATTAAGGTGTAGATCTGGTTTACTGTACTCATATTATTTGTCCTCTCTTTCCGGTTCATCTGAACCATTGTCATTATTTACATTGTCATTTAATGACATTGTAATCTTTTTATCAAATGCATCTTTGAATGTTTCTAATGTTTTAGTGGTGTTCGACGTCGAACTTTCCACAATTTCTTTCATAGTTGTAGCCATATCTTCAATAGCCTTAATAGTGGCATTATTGTTTTCAGATAATTTATTGCTATTATCATTTTCTACTGGTGGTACTAATGCGTCGATACTTCTCATTTTTTAATACACTCCTTTTTCTTTTTTTATTTGCGTAAACTCTGTGCCACATAAATTGTCACTAAATGTTATTTTTTTATTTTTTATCATATCCATTATCATACTATCATATTTCAATAAGTCTGTCAAGTTATAGGTTGCTAGTGGATTTAAAGTGAAATCATCAGTGACAATCCTTTTACAATTTTTTGGTATGTTTTTGGTTGCCGGATAAACATACAATAAAGTTTCTTTTGTTTCTTTATGTCGTATCAAATTTATCATAAATTTAAAACTGGTATATTTATAATATATTTGATATATAACGTCATAGTGTTCAAATTTTTCCGGTAAATGTGGATATGTGTCTGTTTCCCATACTCCCGTAGTAATCATTTCAGACTTTTTACCGAAAAACATTTTTGAATTACTTCCAGTGTTTTCGCAATATTCAACCGCAATCGTAACTACAATAGGTTCTCCAGTTTTTTCATCATACTGGTTTGTAAACTGACGGTATATTTCAATAGTACCCTGTTTCTGTGTTTTTATATGCGTGAGTTGCCACTCTTCGAAATAAGGGCATAATCTTGAAATAGTATTGCCTATCAAAAAAACTCTAATATAGTCACGTCTCGCTATAGTGGATATAATATCCATAAGGCTTCGTACCTCATTACCAATGTAACCGCTATCCGTTATAAATTCCTCAAAAATGATATTTCCAATTTTAGGAAATGCAAGCGACTTGTAATGTGTAGCAGAAGTCAACGAAAAGGCAGACCCTATCTTTTTTCTATCAAGTATTTTTTCTTCTTCCTCGTGTATTAGGTAAATATCCCCACGATACACTCGTACACTTTCGAACATGCCGTTTGTAATTTCTATAATAGGCATATCCGAAAAATACGCTTCTACGTCACGCGACTTTATTTCATCCCTCCATCTTCTTAAATATGCTAATTGGCAACGCTCTTTAGGTTGTTTAGTTCGTATATCTTTTTCGTGATATGATTCCCATAAAGCTACATACTTTGTGGCATAACTTTTACCATTAGAACGTTCACCCAACAATATATTATACATAGCCTTTTTTGATAACAAATTATTTATGTTATAATATTTCTGTTTCTCTTTCAAAAATACTTGTCACCCCTCTCTTATTTTGAACCATTGTTAAAATTGATTCATAATCATCAGTTATACCTAAACTATACGTTGTAGGTTGTGCGCATATACCGTGTCGATAATTGCTATAAAATTCATCATATTGACCTTTGTTCCATACAATCGAAGGCATATCGTCCTCATATGACATTATAAGTTTCTGTGCATGTTCGACGTCGAACACTGTTCCGTCTTTAAAATCCTCAATATCGTGTAATTGAGATACCGCACTTTTTCTTACACCAGAAACTGTCATATGTAATTCATTGGATTTATCAACATAACAATATTTTTTCGCCCCTAATGTTTTAAACTTTTTGTATTGACCATCATCATCAAATATTCCAAGTCTATGTGGTATTCCATTTTTATCCCTGGGGCAAAATTTATCTTTTGGAATACCTAGCATATCGGCTCTCATATTTTCACGTCTTTCTATTTCTTTATTGTATCTTTCAAAAAAATCAGTATCACAATTTATGTACTTTATACTATCAGTATCGCAATAAGCAACGTTATAGTCAAGGGCTAAAATGCCTTGCCACAAATTGCGCCTTGCGTATGCCGTAACCCAAACACCGAATTGAAATGCCCCAAAAGTCTTAGACAGTTTCTTTTTTTCACTTTCAATTTTTGTGTAAAAATTTTTTTCATTTAGCAACTCTTTTTTCCACCTATCTTCCTCAAACTCTATTGCATCGGTTATGTTCTTAGTGACCATCATTCCATACATAGAATTTATATATTGTTTACTTTTCATATATAACGGCTCTTGTTCTTCGATACCCTTTAATGTGGTTTTATTTCCGTATAGTTCCAATATATACGTTACAAAAGTGGGCGATAGATAGTCATTGCTCGATACCCTAAAATCTATTATATTAAGATTTCCAAAATCGTAGCATAATTGAAACATTTCAAAATCAATATTTGTCAATGATAACTGTACATAATCAGCTTTTAATACTCTACCGTTGTCCAGGGAATATCCTTTTATTTTTGAACATTTCGAAAATGACAACCAGGTGTTCCAACGTTTCGATCTCAAATGTTCGACGTCGAACGTTATTATATAACTATAATTATCATTATTAAAATAATCATCACACGGTACGGTTTCTTCAAAATAAGTCATGGGATATTTCTCCAAACACATTACTGTAGGATAACTGGAAGATATATCTTTACTACAAACGTTATCTAATACAATATCAGTGTGTACTGCATTACTATGTGTATAACCACCCATAAAACAATCACACAATAAAGTATAATCTTCAATAGACTCCGGAATCAATTTTATACAACGTTTTCTGTATTTATATTCACTACTTACATTCATACGGTCAATTACTTCTTTTCTTACTTCGCCTGTTTGGGTAAACGGTATGTCGATTATGTGACCGTATTTCTCTTTGTACTGTAATAAACCAAAATACATAACAAGTACATCATTAAAACAATAAGCTAGCTCTTTATCAGTAAGTACAGTTTTAGGTGTTCTCAAAATAGTATAATTAAGATCGCCTACCAATTTTTTGACACTTAACTTTCTTTGTTCTGCCCATACCGATAAACTCATATTTGTGAGAAAATAACTACACCTAAACTGATATGTACTCCACTCCGCAAACAACGGTTTTCGTGCCTGTCTAGCAAAAACATAGTCAAATTGTAACACGTTTATTAAAAATTGAAATTCGAACGAAAAATTGTGTATATACACTATTTTCTTATGTGGTTCGTAGTATTCCAATTCTTGTAAAAAATCTTTGAAATCTTCTAGTGTTCTTCCCCAAAAAACGTTATCATTTATTGAAAATTGCCATACATAACAGATAGCAAATTTCTTGCAATCTTCATAATATTTTTTACTTTTTCCCAAGTATGGTTCAAGCGTATTACTATCTTTATGCAAAAATCCACTTGAAGTTTCAATATCAAAACACATTATATCATCATTGACTATATCAGCTCGATTTTTCTTTTTAAAGTAATGGTTTTGGAACTCGATTTCTGATAATGGCGAATCCCTTATATTATACATATGCAACTAATACCTTGTTAAAATTCCTGATACAAAATCTCTGAAATTTATATTATTTCTTTCTTCTGTATCGAGTTTATTCCATTGTGATATTACAACATCAACGCTCTTTCTAAAGTTGGGCTTATCTTCTTTAGAAATGTCAGACCATGCTGAAAAAATATCCTCTAAAGAATATGGATTTTCGGTAAAACGTTCTACACGTTCAGCAGTTGCTACAGCCCGATCGGAATCTTCGTAAAACAATTCCTTAATCTTTCCCCAGGATGGAGAAGAAAAAACGGAATCCCAAAAAACTGCCTGTGACTGACTCATATTTTTTGTAAATGTCTGAAAACCTTTGTTTTGTAAAGATTTTTTAAAACCTGTTATTGTACTATAACTAGAACGTTGATAAGTTTTCGCAATATCTAATATTTGTTTTTTCTTTTCTTCTGTCAATCCGGCAACTTTAAACGTCGGAACTCCGATAGACTCATACCCATAAACCATATCTAATTGATGTTTTATCATCTGTATTGAGTCATGTTCTTCCCCTAGATAAGCGGTCATTCTTTTCAAACGCTTATTCATATTCGCTAACAGTTGCCGTGGATTTTCAGAAATTATATTTTTTTCATCCTGCATTACAGGTCAACCCATTCTGCACTATAACAAGTCTTTTTATATTTTTTATCGGTATATTTTGTAGCGCGTAAACCAACGTGACCGCGTTTGATTAACGAAATACTTTCACTGTCTTTAAGAATTTCCTCAACGGTTTCTGTCATGTGCTCTGGTAAGTCAATTAACATTTTTTCTTCAACGTTGATTGCTACCGGATGAGGATTAAACTTGCCTTTTTTATTAATGTATAATCCATCAACATTTATCACATTTTTACCATAGCTTGTGTAAATATCGGACAGTTTCATAAAACTAAAATCAGTAATATCAATGTCAAAAATGACATTTCCTTTATTATACTTATCTGCAAAACTCAT